ATTTTGCCTGTTACAGCAACCTCTTTCTGGCCGACATAGTAGTCCATGAACTGCTTATCAGCTTCCAGTCGCTCAATCATGCGCTGGCCGACCAAGAAGTCGGATTTCAACTGACCTTTGGTCTTTCCGGTTTTTGAAATCATGGCATCTGCGTTTTCATCCATAAATTTCTTATGTACTTCTGGACTTTCAAAATAGCTGTGGACCATATTCCCGACCAAGAGAGCCGTGTTGTCTCTCTGGTCTTCCCATTCTCCTTCCAGCTCTGCTAGCGCTCGCGCTTCACACTCTCTAAATCGCTTATATTGCGAGATAGACCAGTAGCGACGTGCAGAAGCTGCTGAATAGTAATCTTTGCCAAGTAAATCTTGTGTCATTCCATTTCCACCCTTTCAGCCTTGCTTGCCATTTCAGGCATTACTCGGACAATAATCCCTAACTCTTGAGAAATAGCCTTGAATTGCTCTTTGACTTGACGCATATTTTTTTCAGGGAAAATAATTTCCATATTTTGGTATCGATAACCATATTTTTTAGCCACATCATCAGAAGCCATATTTTGCGATTTTTGGCCTGTTCCTTGTTCGCGGGCGCTATTGCCCTCTGAACTCGTTTCAGGCTCAAATTCTGGCTGATTTTGGGTGTAGGATTGATTCTGGGTATTTCGTTCTGCTTCCACTTGAGCTTGTCTCATTTCAGCTGCGTCTGCGTGTAGGATATTGATAACATCCAAAACGGACTTGCCTTCCTTGAGCATGTCAGCGTATTTTTGAGGAGCTAGATCATTATCCTCTGCAATGGCTGTCATTTCCTCGATACGCTTTTTAAGCTCTTCCTTCGCCTTGGTTTTATCAGCTAGGTCTTTATCGTCTAAAATGGCCTGCAGGATATCCTCCAGCTTGGCGCCTCCTTCATAAAGTCGGATATAGACAACTGGGCCAAAGCCTGCCTTGGCAGCTGCTTCTGTTATCTGGATAAGTCCAGCTTCACGTTGTTGTTTCTTTTCTGCTTCTTCTGCGACCAAATCAGCGATCATTTTAGAGGTCGCTTGATTGATTCGCACATTGTCAGCCATGAAACACTTTTTCTTGCTAAAATCGTCAAAGTAAATAGCAAACAGCTTGATATCGAGATCAACTCCGCTATCTGCGATTGCAGATTCAAAAGCTTCTCTGACTGTTTCCTTGCGAGCTTCTGTCGCTCTCTCTTCAAATTCTTTAATCTGATCTTTGATGTTCGTCTGCAAAGTTTTGATAGGGTCTAGGACAGTATTAACCCATGCTTTCACTTCGTCCAGCGGACTAGAGTAGTCTTTTAGTTGGTTTTTGAGTTCTTGCTCAATTTGGCGTTGCACTCGTCCCAATTCATCTTTAACCTTGGTATCGTCTGACAAAGTTTCTTCTGTCACGATATAGCCAGCGTATTTCTTTTGATATGCTGCTAAAGCTTGTTCCAAAACCTCTTTTCCTTGGATTTCGATTTCAGCCGCTTTCAGGACAAATCCGACTTCTAAATCCGTCACTGGAACGAGTTCTAGGCTATCTGTTACATCTTTCAATTCTTCAGTCATTCTAGAAATCCTCCCCTTCTAGCATGTCCATTTGGCCGGTTTCTGGCTCTTGGTCGATTACTTCGCCCGTTTCTTGGTCAAAATTTGGGATCTCATCTGCTGGGTATTTTGTATCTGTGGTTGTCAACTCCTGGTTGATAACCTCTTTTTTTGGTTCTTCAGTCACTTCTTCAGAAGCTCCAAGGATACTATCTAATGTTTCAGCCTCTTCTCTCACTGGTTCAGCTTCTTTCATTTGACGATCATTGTCGTACTCGTCAGCAATTGTGTTATTGATTGCTCCAGCGAACAAGTCGCTGTCATTGCTTGTGTTGATAAACATTTTGGCAGCTCGGTTGATAACCGTACGCATGGCCATCTGGTCAGGGAAGTCGATTTGGACATTTTTCGTTTTCGCCTTAGACCATGACTTGTCAATTTGTTTTTTAGTCATGACTTCAAAGAACTCTTCTCCATCAGTTCGAGTGATGATGCAATAAGCAGCAATTATTGGATTATCTGCGTTCTGCCAATCTGTCTCATGTTTGACTAACTTCTTACGCCCGTTTTCAACTGATACCTCTAGCGTATCCCCTTCGTAGACAACATTAGCAGTAACGTCTTTCACCTCTTGCAAATCTTTAGTAACTTTAATGGTCCCAAAATAAGACATTCTCAATTGGACGTCAGAGCCATATTTGATAAAGTAACATTGCTTTTTAGCCGGGCTTAGTCCTTGGGTTACCATTTCTAATAATGCGTTATAAACGCTGTCTTGAGTGCATTGTTGGAGCAAATTTCCACTGTTGGAGTTTTTTAGAGCATAATATGCCGAACTCAGCGCATTGCTAACGCTATAATTCGGTGCAATCAGGAGCCCTTCTCCCTTCATCGCTTCGATCCGTGTTGCAACATTTGATGTAACTTGCTTCTGTGTTAGTTCGTTTGTCATTTCTTTCTTCCTTTCGTTTTCTTCAAATTCCAATTTTCACGCTTCAAGCGTCTATTTTCGTTTTGCAATTTCAAAATAATGTCTTGCTGCTCGTTGATAATTTCTCCTAGCTCTCGGCCAAGATGAATATATTCAGCCCGCCAGTTGTCGATTTCTGCAAGTAGTTCTTCAATCATACTTCATCACCCACATATCGACACCGACCGCATCCGATATCTACATATTCGCTCGGGTCGAGTTCTTCTCGCTCTTCGGGTGGTTGCATCATATCTCTATCATAATCAAACATGAGCATACACCTTTCCAAGTTCAAGCACTCGTTTCACATATCTGGCCTTGGATGTTAGCCCAAGATCCAGTAATTCGTTTTTTTCTTCGTGATTAGCCAAAAGCCACACACGGTTTTCAAGTTCAATTCTGGTCATCTTCCTGCTCCACCTCTTCAATTTTCACTTCGCTATTTAGACGTTTCATGGCTTCATCTACCGACTTGCCGTCCAAGACGTCCTTGAGTACGTGGCTTACATCGTGCATTGTTTGAGCCTTCGCCTTGCTTCTTTCAGTCTCTGGCATCAAGCCCATATCTTGTAGAGCTAGAAACGCAAGGCTGAAAGCGTGCATTTCTTTCTGAAGTTGTTTGATTTTTTTGATTGTTTTTAGTGCTTTAAACATATTGTTCTCCTTTTTTCTTTATTCTCCGACTTTCCAAATTCGACAACGGGATTCCACTCCAGAAGAAGTCTTGTCTTGGAATTCCCAGTCATTGCCATAAGCTCCCGCAGCTTCGTATGAAGCTGATTTCAAATAAGCAATAGCTTCTTCTTTCGTCTCGAAAACAGTAGCCGAATAATCTTGCTTGCCAATTGGCAAAAAGTCACGTCCAATCATACTGAAATCCTCGTTTCCAGTTTCAGTATTCTTGACATGGATCGATATAATGTACATCTACATTTCTCCTTGCAGTCTAGCCTTAATGTCAAAATTTTCTTTGTACTTGTAAGCAGCAAGCTCCTGCTTCAAATTGTAGTTTTCTTGCTCGAAAGCAAAGCGACGTTTGCGCTCTTCGTTCAGGTCATTCATAAGCTCGACTGCGACCTCTCTCCAGTCAAGGTTGATTACCTTAAAAAAGCGTTCATGTTTGAGTTTGAATTTAGTAAGTAGTTTCATTAAGCTACTCCCTCCTCTTTGTCGAGTATTTCATTTGCAATACCGTTCCAAATATCATAGAAACGATGATTTTTTGGGATGATAATTGGTTCATCTGGTTCTAATTTTCGACCGTAAGCATATACTGTGACTTTCATTTTGACCCCTTTCGTGGTATAATTTCCTTGAATAATTTTGTTGAGCGCCTGATTGCCGTCAGGTGCTTTTTATTTTTATGTCGTGTAGACACTTCCATTTGTCGCATAATACGTCAGCTCGTTCATCTTATTTGTGAACCGTTCGTCTGTCGTGATCATCAACCGTTCTTTAAGCAGGGTTGATAGTCCGTAAAATTGGCTCTCGAATCGCTCAATGGCTCGCTTACGTTCCTCAGTAGTCACTTGCTGACAAGGAGCGTCTCGAAGCTGTGTCTTTGTTGAATTTAAAGGCATTCGTCTTCATGTTTCCTTTCGTTATTCTATCTACGAGACTTTGCTCGTAAAGTTCTTTGAGGTGCTTGCCCTCAAAATTAGTTGTGATAATTGTATTCGTCCTGTTCTCAAGTATTTGATACAGGATTTTTTGCATCCAGTTGTTGCCTTGTCTGATTTCATTCCCGACACTCGACTCTTTGCCGAGATCATCCAAAATCAGGAAATCAACACTTTGCAAGAACTTCACAACTGAGCGTTGTTCCCATTTTGAGTCCTTATACTGAAAGGCCTCTTGCATCCGAGAGAATAATTCCATCGATGGCATATACACGACCGACTTGCGTACTTGAAGCATTTGAAAGCTCTCGTTTAAGGTCTTAGCTATCCCGACGGCCAGATGGCTCTTGCCAACTCCAGGCGGTCCAGAGATAATCGTATTTCCTTCGTAACGCTCTTTCACATAGTCAGCAGTAACACGCTTAGCGAAATTGACTGCTTCAGCATCCTGCTCTGTATGAATTTCAAAATTCCCAACAGTTGCATTTTTCAAATCATTCGGGATGATGCTCTCTTTCATAAATAAAGAGTAGGATCTTGTATCTCTGATTTGAGCTTCAGCAATAGCCAACTGCTCACTTGCGTTCTGATTAATGGTTTCTTGGACGCATTCAGGACAATAGGTCAGCGTGTTACGAGTGCAAGGGTTGGCCGACCGCCACATATAGATCCCTTCATGCTTTGGGCATTGTTGCTTCAATGTCTCAACTTGCAAGGCTCTTTCTTGCAACTCTTTGCTTGATACTACTTGCATGCGCACCCCCTAAAATCCAAGTCGTGGATCATATCCGTCATCTGACAATTTCAAGCGACCGTTTGACTTATTGCTTGACCGAGCAGGCTTCTGCCTATTCTCGACTAACTCAGCAGTGACAAGGCCTTTTTGCTTCCAGTCCCTCAAGATGCTACTTAGATACTTGAAATAAGGTTTACCGTTGCCCACGCATTCCTTGATAGCAAGCTTTATGACCTCTTTGCTATGGTCTTGCAAGAATGCCTTCAAGTCCTCGATTTCAAACGGTGTCGGGTATCGTCCGAACTCTGAAAATATCCAATCATGAACAATTCCCAAATCATTTTCTGCGGGTGTGTCCTCTATACTATATAGAGTATTAGCACCATCCCCATCTGGTTCAAATGTTCTGGTTATATTAGTCTGGTTTATATTAGTCTGGTTAGTTGGTAAATTTTTCCTCTCCCTACATGTAATTTTTTCATGTACGTGCGGTAAATTTTTCCTCTCCCTACATGTAATTTTTTCATGTACGTGTCTTTTGGCTTCAGATACTCTATTTACATAGATTTTATTAGTTGAATTGAATTGTCTGCGTTCAGAAATCAAACAATAATTGTTTAATTCTTTCTTGTATGATGTGATTGTCTTTTCAGAACAACCCATCAAATCCGCAAGCAGCTTCACTGAAAAATTGCAATAAATACCATTTTCATCATGCCAGCCATTTTTTTGCGAATGACCCCATTTATCTCGCAGGATTGCATATAGGACTTTAGCTCCTAATGATAAATCTTTGAAGCAATCATCAAATAGTTCTTGTGGCAGTTTGTAAAACATTTCAAAGTCTTTGTAATCATCAAGTTTCAATGCCATAAAAATCCACTTCCTTATACAATCCTGCTCTTTCAAGTTCTGCGTGCGCATCATGAACTTGCTGAGAAGTTAGACCAGTCATATCCATGATTTCATCAAAACTTCTAGCTTTTGGAGGAGAATAGTATTTTTTAGCGACTCCAAGATTTTCATACATCGAAATCAATTTCCTGTCATTTTGACGAATGGCGAATACAACTTTTGCATTTGAGGATAGTTTGTTATACGGATGCCTGAACATGAAGCCAAAAATCGGATAGACCTCAAAATCTTTGATTTCATCTACATTCATTCTTTCTCCTTTCTATATAACCACGTTTCGTGGTCTTGGATCCGAAAAAATTTCGCCAATATCTTTTCCAAAAATATCAGCGATAATAAACATCTCATCAGATCTAAAAGAACTTTGTCCTTTTTCTTTCTGTCGGTATGCCGTTTCAGAAATCCCGAGTTTTTGCGCTAACTCTTTCTGTGAGATACCTTTTTCTTTTCGTAGTTGATAAAGATAAATTTGCACGTTCCTACCTCCTTATTTTTCTATTTGTCCCTCGCAATTCTGCTATAATTTAGTCAGAAAGGAGGTGATGTTATGACTGATTATCAATTAGAAGCTTCTCTGATTGTCCTTGGCAAAGAATACGAAAGAGCCAAGAAAGATGGGAAAGAAAGCTTCAGTATACATGTGTCGTTCTTTGATGACCTAGATACTAATTTCCATCTTCAAGAGTTTGCAAGACAATATCCCGTAAGGATTGCCCGTTTGAAGCCTGACCAAATAACTTTTCTAATCGACTGACATCGTTTAAAGGGAAAGGATTGTTTTCTACTCGTTCATTGAACGTAAGAACGACTTCACAACTCTCTAGAAAATGATTGGTAAATTCCACTCGCTCAACTCCGTCCAGAAACATTCCATCGACGAATACAGCAGGGTGGTTTTTTCTCGCCATCAATAGTACATCGTGATCTGATGTTTTTACTGACACAGTTCTGTTAGTTTTCATTTGCCCTCGTCTTACTTTCCAGCGCCCTGAGTTCTATCTCATGGCTGACTTGTCTCAATAGCTTCTCACACGCTATTTTAGCTTCTCTGTACGTTGAGTTCTCGCTGATGAAGTAATCAGCAAGTTCTATGATTTTATCTTCCATGATCGTCTCCAAAAATCAGTCTTAAGACCGATGTAACATCTTCAAAAATATTATATAGTTATGTTATCCTTTACAAGAAAGGAGCTGATGCAAATTGGCAAAATTTTTGAAGGGGACTGTGGTTCAGTGATTCAGTTTGGCTAGGTAACCAACACGTTTTTACTGCGAGTGCGACTGCATGGAGCCTGTCGCTGACTATAAGAGGGACTGCAGCTCTGCTTATAGCGGGACTGACAGACAACTACCGAGCGGCACTCAAAGACTAGCCAAACCACGTTGATTGCAGTGCTGGACGCATGACCAGCGAAGTTTCAACCAGTCGCTTTACACCGACTGTGAAACCTTATCAAAGTATGCAGGTCTTGACCTAGTGTAAAGTAGGCCAAGACTTTTTTATTCCTCAAGTTCTTCCTACCCCCTTACTTCGTTGAGGGGTTTTTGAGTTCATTCATCTTTCTTCTCCTTTCTCTTTCTTTCGCTCTGTGAGCAACAGCCTGCCTGGGAGTCGAACCCTGGTGCTACCGATCAGGCTACATTCATTTTGTCCAGCATTCCTGCGAACGCTGCATCGAAGCGAATGTCATCGATTTCGTCTTGAGTGAAACCAGCATCAAGAAGGTAACGCTCTTGTCGTTCGATCTCTTCTGCCAACTCTGTCCATCCGAAAGCGAACTGACGGCAGTTGTTCCAAAATGACTCAAGCTGACCATAGAGGAAGCTTTCCTCGTATGTGTTTTGAAGCAAAGTTTCTGCAACCACTGCTTTGAAGATGTTGATTGCTTTCTCGTTTAATGTGTTCATTGTGTTTCCCTCCGGTTTGTTTTTTCTTATTTCCTTAAGCTTGATTTAATTTTAGCACACGTTTCGTGGGTTGTCAACACTTTTTTTATTAAAAAGTAAAAAAAGTTTTCTTTTCGTGGGTTTTATGTTATAATCTACTTATAGAAAAATAAAAAGGACTCAATCATGAATAAAGAAGAAATTGCCATTATCATAGGCGAAAATATAAAGCAATATAGACTTCAAAATGGTTGGACTCAACAAGAATTAGGGTCTAAGATAGGGATGAGTAAAAACGCTATAGGAAATTATGAGAAAGGGTTTAGATCCCCTAAAAAGGATACAATGTTTGACTTAGCGAATGCTTTTAACATTTCAATTGATGACCTTTTTCCTCCAGTTCAAAAAGACCCTTTTCCTAATACTTCCTCAATCAAAACCATCTACGATGAACTAAAACCTCCACGACAAGCTAAAGTCTTGACCTATGCAGAGATGCAACTGAAAGAGCAGAGAAATGAACAAAGCCAACCGACCGAAGTGTCAGAGGCTATTCAGCTCTATAGTTATGACTACTACGACCACCCAGCTTCTGCAGGTACAGGCCAGTATTTAAACGATGTACGAGTGGAACGGATTGAGTTGCCAGTAGATGTTGATGCCGACTTTGTCATCCCAATCAAAGGTGACTCCATGGAGCCTGACTATCACGATGGCGACCTTGTATTCATTCAGACCAGCGTGGACTTGAATGACGGAGTAATCGGAGTATTTAACTACAACGGTGATGCTTATATCAAGCAACTAGTGATTGACAAAGACCAAGCTTACTTACACAGTTTAAATCCAGCTTACAAGGATATGCCAATCACACCAGACACAGACTTCCGAATTATTGGTGAAGTCGTGGACATTTATCGGGAGGGATAACATGAGTAGCGAAAGCAGACCAATGGAAGTGATTAAACACAACCTAGATTGCAAATGCCACAGACGGAGAGAGTGGATTAGAGTCAATGATAAGTGGCATGCTATCGAGTTTTCAGCGGATGATCCAAATGATCCACCTATGACAGAGGAAGAGAAAGCCAACGTGGCCTTAATTCTTCAACAACACTTATCAAAAGAATAAAACCAACTATTTCCAAAACGGGAATAGCTCAAACAAAAAAGCCCCACGCTCTCAAACTTTGGCGAGTCTGAGCGTGAGGCTGGCAATTGCAAGAAAGGATTTTCATGGAGATAACCTCGCATGATGTCTTTTCTTGTACCTATTTTATCATTTTTCAGGAAATTTTGAAAGAGGTACTACAATGAAAACAACGAATAAGGTGGCTATATACGTTCGTGTTTCTACTGCAATTCAAGCTGAAGAGGGTTACTCGATTGATGAGCAAAGAGACAAGCTGGAAGCCTATTGCAAAATCAAAGATTGGAAAATCTACGATGTCTATGTTGACGGTGGGTTTTCAGGATCAAACACAAAAAGACCTGAACTAGAGCGCTTGATTAACGATACAAAAAGAAAAAGATTTGATATTGTGCTAGTCTATAAGCTGGATAGGTTAAGCCGAAGCCAGAAAGATACACTTTTTTTAATTGAAGATGTATTTTTGAAAAATGACGTTGCTTTTATCAGCTTGCAAGAAAACTTTGACACTTCCACTCCTTTTGGTAAAGCTTCGATTGGTATGCTTTCAGTATTCGCCCAGCTTGAGCGTGAGCAGATAAAAGAACGTATGATCTTAGGCAAAGAAGGACGTGCAAAAAAAGGGAAAGCAATGTCATGGACGACAATTCCATTCGGATATGACTACTCAAAAGAAACTGGCATCTTATCGGTCAATCCAACTCAAGCACTCATTGTCAATCGGATCTTCACGGAATACTTAAATGGTAAGTCGGTAGTCAAGATCATCAGAGACTTAAATGCTGAAGGTCACGTTGGACGAAAAAGACCCTGGGGCGAAACGATAACAAAATATCTACTCAAAAACGAAACATATCTCGGTATCGTGAAATATAGAGAGAGAAAATACGAGGGGCAGCATGAACCGATTATCTCTCAAGAATTATTTGACCTTGTGCAGTTAGAACTAAAAAAAAGGCAGATAGACGCTTTAAAAAGAAATAACAACCCAAGACCATTCCAAGCGAAGTACATGCTTTCAGGGTTGTTAAAATGCGGATATTGTGGCGGTTCGCTAGGTCTATACGTTACTTCAAAAAATCGAAAAGGGAAAGCGTATCAACGCTATCAGTGTAGACATAGGTTTGATAAAGACAAGTCAAAAAGATGTAACTCAAAATGGTATGATAAGCAAGAGTTGGAAGAGAAGGTCATTGAAAGACTATCAAAAATCAAACTCGAACCGAAGTATCGTAAAGAAATGCTTGCAAAGAATGATGAAACTATGAAAGTTGAAGAAATAAAAGACCAACTGAAAAAAATAAACAATAGACTTGATAAGTTGACCGAATTATATTTGGACGAGATCATAACACGAAAAGAACTTGATACAAAAAACGAAAAACTAAAAATCGAAAAAGCATTTTTAGAAGAACAACTGGAAAGCAGAAAGAAAAACACAATCAACTTACGACAACGAAAACTTGCTAGACTTTTAAAGGATTTTAATCCCGAAAAATTAAGCTATGAAGATGCTTCAAAAATTGTAAAATCTGTCGTAAATGAAATAGTTGTCACGAAAGACGAAATGGCGATAACGCTAGACTTTTAAGGGTTTAGCGTTATTTTTGTATTTTAGTCAAATTGATAATGATAACTTTATTATACATATTTTCTTCCTCCTACTTATCTATTCGCAGGGAATCAAAAAAAGTTACAGAAATTTGTAACTTTTCGAGAAAATTTTTTATTTTTTATGCACCATGAAACCTGTCGCCTGTTGATTGGCCATAATGGTCATATCTGTAATCTGCACACGACGGGGCTGACTGGTCACATAGACCACTGTATCTGCAATATCCTGAGCTTGCAAGGCCTCAATTCCCTGATAGACGGTAGCAGCACGCTCTTTGTCACCGTGGAAACGTACCGCAGAAAAATCTGTTTCGACAATCCCTGGCTGAATGGTGGTCACCTTGATATCCGTTGCGATGGTATCAATTCGCAGGCCATCTGAAAAAGTCTTAACAGCAGCCTTGGTGGCTGAGTAAACAGCTGCACCTGAATAGGCGTAGATTCCTGCGGTCGATCCCATGTTGATAATATGGCCTTGATTGGCTTTTACCATTGCTGGCAAGAAACAGCGAGTAACTGCCATCAAACCCTTGACGTTGGTATCCAACATAGTCAGCATATCCAATTCTTCATAGTCCTGATAGGGAGCCAAGCCTAGAGCCAGTCCGGCATTATTGACCAATATATCAATCTGCCCTATCGTTTCCAAAATATCGGAGCAGACAGTCTTCACCATGGTCATATCCGTGACATCCAGTGGAAAGGTCCAAACTGTTTGATTTGGAAAAGTTTCTGCAAACTCTGACTTGAGGGCCTCTAGTCTGTCTGTCCGTCGCCCTGTTAGAACGACATTCTCCCCCTGCTCTAGATAAGCACGCGCAATCGCTTCACCGATTCCTGAGGTCGCTCCTGTAATTACTACATTTTTTGCCATCTTATTTCCTTCTATCTGGTCTATCAAATACTGAAAATTTCCTAGGCCATCCAGTGCTTGGCTGGGTCAAATGGAGTTCCAACAACTTGGTCTTCTGATAATTCAATAACCCCACGTTTTTGCGGAGCATTTGGCAAGGCAAGTTCACGAGGGCTGCACATCATACCAAAACTCTTTTCACCACGAAGTTCGCCTGGGAAAATGAGATTTCCTTTGGGCATCATAGCTCCAGGAAGAGCTACAATGGTTTTCAGGCCAAGACGCGCATTGGGAGCCCCTGCAACGATTTGCACTGTCTTATCACTTGCGACTGCAACTTGGCAGATGTTGAGGTGGTCACTATCTGGATGGGCTACCATCTCGACAATCTCACCAACAACAAACTTAGGTTCTTTGTCATTGACAATTTCTTCTGTAAATCCTTCCGCCTGCAATTCTTGGTTCAAACGTGCTACTTGCTCATCTGTCAAAAAGACTTGACCGCGCTCTGCAATTTCGAACAAACTTGAAACTTCGAAAATATTCCAAGCTACTGTTTCCCCATTATCTTTGAGGAAAACACGGGCACCCTTGCCTTTGCGCTCCACGTCTAGTTTGGCATCTCCGCTGTTTTTCACGATGATCATAAGGACATCGCCAACATGCTCTTTATTATATGTAAAAATCATTCTTTCCTTTTCTCCTATTTCAGTTCTGCTAAAAAGTCGTTAATTTGTTGCTTGCTTTTACGGTCGCGATTGACAAATCGGCCGATTTCCTTGTCCTTTTCTAGCACAACAAGGCTAGGAATCCCGTACACATCCCAGAGTTTGGCTAGATCCATGTACTGGTCACGGTCCACTCGAATAAAGGTGAACTCTGGATTTGTCTCCTCAATCTCTGGCAAGGCAGGATAGATATAACGACAATCGCCACACCAGTCCGCCACAAAAAGGAAGACCTTCTTGCCATCTTGCTCGACAAAACCTGCTAGCTCTTCTATATTACTGGGAATAATCATAAGGCTTCCTCCTCATAGACTAGATCTTCATTTTCATAGACAAAGGTATAGTGACGACCATCCTCAAAAATGACTCCTCCGACCAGTCGCTCTAGGCTACTTTCGTAGACTTGAACATAGAGAGTCGCAATCTCACCCATATCTGAGAAAAGTTCGCGCACGAT